CCTTTTGCATAGTTTGGATCTTTACAATATTTAGATGCGGCCATATTTGCATACGCAGAAGGATATGTATCAAAAGTACGCTTTGCCCAAGCTTTTCCTTCTGGACAAATCTTACCGCCGCTTTTCGCTTTCTTTGCCATTATTTCTTCTTACCTCTTGTTTTCTTCCTATTTGTGCTTTTTGGTTTTTTCTTTTTGGCACCTGTGACTAACTTTTTTAAAACATTTGATTGTTTTTTGTGCATCCTAGATGCTTTGTTAAGTTCCTTGGATACTTTGCTAATCTTTTTTAACATCTCCACTGTCTCCTTGACCAATAATTTGCTTTAGTCCTATCGTCGCCAAGATTTTTACTCCTGGCACAATAAGCTTTACGTTTTTTTGGATTGTTAGGATGTGCGCCTAGATTCGGATCACCGAAGGTAACACGTTTGATTTTGCCAGAAGCGGGTACTCTTACAAAAACCTCTCTAGTTTTTTTACCAAACCCAGGAGAACCCTTGGAGATTCTCCTTGGTTTATTTAGAGTTACAGTTTTGCCCCTGTACTCAGCCATTTTTAAGCGTGGAAAGCAGTAAGGTTAGTAAAAGTGCTACGTGTGTACTGAACATATATTCCACTTTCAAACAGCAAGCCGTTATCTGGTACCGTAATATCTCTAGTTACAGTAGCGCCTGAAACACTACCAAGTTTGAACACACTTGTTCCAATTGGGGAAGTTGTTAAAAAATCCAAAGTTCCACCTGTAGCAGAACATACCATATTGATACCTTGCAACCTACTCCTACCTGCAAAGACAACGTCAGCAGCAGAATTATTAATTCCCGCTGAAACATTACCTGCTGGGTTACCAACTGCTGATATTCCAGTTACTGTTTTAAAGTATTTACTTCCAGTAGCAGTTCCATCATTAGCACCCGTTATGGATTCTGTTTGAGCATCACCGTTAACATCTGTGCCAGTAACAGTAAATGACTTTGCTGAGTCATCTCCAGCAGAAAGAATAGTGACTATTCTTCCTGAATCAAAGGTACAAGAACCACCAGAGGCTAAAGCACCACCTATAACAAGTGCTGCATTATTTCCTACCGCGGCTGCTACTGATATTCCATCAGCATCTAAAGCCTGAGTGTCTGCGGTAATAAATACCGCATTTACATCAGAGCCAGTCATACGACCTGCCATAATTTACTCCTATCTTTCGCAGATTACATTTATGTAATCAATTGTCATAGTTTTTGCTGCTGCTTCACCGTTTTGAATACCAAAAGATACAGTTAATTCTTCATCATCTGGTAAGTTAGTGTTCACTATACCTACTGGTGTAGCAGAACCTATAAAATAAGATACTTGAGAAGTGTTTGGATCTATAAAGAAACCAACATTAACAAATGTATCGTCAGCTAAAGTAGTAACTGCTGCTGTAGTAGTGTCAGTACCGTCTTTTTCTATATGAAAATCTAGGTTTGTATCCCCATCATCTTTCATAAAATAAACACCATCTGAAACAGCAAGAGGTGTTGTATCGGTTATTTGTAAGCCCATTACAACATCAGATTGTGTTGCATCACTTACTTTGAATCTAGCCTCAAAAAAAGCTCTTTTACTGCTGCTTAGTTTGAATGACTCACCTTTTAATTGTAAAAAGTCTAAATCATTATCACCCGCTGCGTTAGTGAGCAAAAGTTGACCGCCTGCTCCAGAAGTCAAAGCTTCTGTAGCTGAACCTGTACCAGCTTCAGTTGTAGTGATTGTGAAATCGCCAGAAGCGTAAGTCATAAAATCATTTGAGTATTGATAAAACAACGAACTGGACGGGTTTACCAAAAACATAGGAACATCTTTCTTATGTTTGGTGGACTCGCTGTTACCAGCGTTAAGTATTAAGTTTTGGAAATGTGGATTAGCCATCTTGAACTCCTTATATTTGTATTAATGGAAACCGTAAACGGCCCTCATCAAGCTAATTAATTTTAAACCAATTTTAGTTTACACATATAAAAACAATCAGGCAAGAAAAAGGGATGCCGAAACATCCCTTCTTCCTAGTAGTCGGGTGACGGTGACTACTAAGCCATTAAGCTCCCTGAGAACCGAATACAGCTCTAAAGTTAGAGAATCCAAAAGAATATCTCTCTCTAGCTTTGTATCTCATATTACCAGTATCAAAATCACCTTCTAACGCTGTAGAAAGTGGTGATCTTTCAAAGTGCTTGAATCCATCAGGACAATCTGTCTTGATGAAGAAAGCATCTGTGTCAGTTAAGTAGTGATTAACTACATAACCGTCAGGTAACATTCCCATGTTTCTGATTGCATTAACATCGTTGTCAGATGTTCCTACTCTCCCTGGGGATTGTAAGAGTCTGTCAGCGACGAATTGAAGTTGAGGTGGAACGATTAGTTTCATTCCTCTCAAAGCAATAGTCAAACCTCTGTCATCAGTGAATGTTGATATTGAAATCAAAGCATCTTCTAATGAAGTTTCATTAAGGTCAGCCATAGTAGTTGCTCTGTTAGCAAGAGTACCACCGCCACTCATGGCGTGATCTGTAGCTATCAGTGTACTACCGTCGCCTCCTGTTGCAGAGAACGCATTGTTCAATACAGCAGCAGCCTTAATTTGTTTGGTATTTGCCATTGATCTAGCTAACGCCTTAGTGTATCTAGCACCAAGTCTGTCATATAGATTATCTTCAACAGCTTCTTCTGTTAATGCAAAAGCCAAAGCAACTGTTTCGTGTGTGTAACGTGAAGTATAGCCTTCAGAAGCATTATCAAACCTAATGCCTGTTCCTTCTGCTTTTACTTCTGCGTTACCGAAACCTGAAATTAGAACTTCTTCTTCAAACGCTCTGTCAGAAGTTTCCGTATCAAAAATTTCAGCATGTTCAGCTTCATACCTGGAGTATTCCAACCCAAAAAGGGCGTTCAATCCAGGCTCTAGTTCTTTCGCTAATTGCGCTCTATTAATTGCCATTATTAAACTCCCGTTACTGTGGTATAGAAATGCTCGTTAATATATACGATTGCGTTTATATTAGCTGATCCAGTTGTACTATTTGAAGGGTCAGTAGAGAATCCTACGATTCTGAACTGAGCTGTAGTTGCTGCTGTGGTAGAAGAAATTTCTGCCGCAGACATACCAGTTTTTGTAGAGCCAGCAGTGTAGGCCAACTCGACGTTGTTACCTATAGCTGTTTGCGCTAAAGAACCAGTGCATTGTACTTCAAATAATGTATCAGGATCATCTTCAACAAAAGCAACAATATCAGATGATGCAGTAGTAGTTGGGAAGTGTGATGAAAAAATCACCTCTCCTGAACTATTTGTAAATTTACATCCTCTGAATATTCCCAATAAAGTTGTTGCCGCACCAGCTACTAAAATAGTACCAGTGTTCAACATCTTAACTGGGTCGCCTGAAAAAATGTCTCCAGTTGCGCCCGTAGCAATTGAATATTCAGTGACACCGCCGTTTGCGACGCCGCCACCTTTTTTGCCTACTGAACGAAACCCGAAAGGTGCATCTTTATTTGCCATAATAAGTTTTCCTTATTCAGTTATTTAATTTAATTACAGTGATAATCACTCACGATTACCACCACCAAAAGTTACGCTTGTTTTTCTCTCTGGTTTTAAAATCGGAGAGCTTGGATCTGATTCCTGCATTAGATCATGGTCAATTGCATCTTGTTGCAATTGTGCGCGATTAGAAAAGTAGGCGTTTCTTTCATTTCGCGTTTCAGTAGGAATCTTGGCCAAAAGCAAACCACCCACGGAAACTACTCCTGAGTGTCTTCCATCGTCAAGCGTGGGAATCTCGAAGCCATCTAACTCTTCGGCTCTAACAAGGTCGAAACCTTCTCTAAGCCTAGCAGTTACATTTTTTCTATCTTCCTGTCCAACGATTTCAGCTCTTATCCACCTGTATTCATATCCTTCAGGTGGCTCTGGAGTGTCCAACATTTGGGGGCGACGCCAAGGTTTGCGAGCAGTATCTTTTGCTCGAGTTTCAGCAGAACGTGATGTTCTGTTTTCAGTAGATGCTTGCACATCTGTTGATTCGTTTTGTTCTATTTCGTTTGTCATTTGCTTACCTCTTTATATGTTTTGCATATTCTTGTAACGGTACATTCAAACGACGTGCCATTTCGACTTCACTCTTAGTGAGTTTTACTTGCCGTTTGCGTCCAGAGCTTTCGCTTCTACCTGCGGGTGCTACAGTTTGTTGCATTTTACCGCTAGTTTCTGCCTCTCCTCCACCACTAAACTTATGTGGAAATTCAGCTCTTATACGTTTATCAATCTCAGTATAGTATGTTGGATCATCAGTATCAAATCCTTCCTCTTCTATCAATCTTCTGTGAATGTTAAAAGC